AAAACAAACAAAGCAACTAGCAACGAGGTGGTGGTATGCAAAGTATAAGAGGACCAGATATTAAAGACCAAGCTAAGAAAGACTATTTGCAAGGTATGAAATATAAAGAATTAGCTGAAAAGTATTCAGTTAGTTTGAATACAATTAAGTCTTGGGTGAAAAGATATGGTTGGTCAGAAGAGAAAAAACAGAAGGGTGCACACAAAAATAAAAAGGGTGCACCCTTAAAGAATAAAAACGCAGTAGGCCATGGAGCTCCAGTAAAGAATAAAAATGCGGAGAAACATGGCTTTTTTAGTAAGTACTTACCGGACGAAACTTTAGATATTATTCAAGAGATAGAAACAAAAACTCCATTGGATATGCTTTGGGATCAAATAATGATACAGTATGCAGCAATAGTAAGATCTCAAAGAATTATGTATGTAACAGAAAAAGAAGAAATGATAAAGGAATTAAAAAAGACAAAAGATTCATGGGGCGATAAAAGCTCATCAGAAGAAAGGGAATATGAATTCCAATTTGCTTGGGATAGACAGGCTACTTTTTTAAATGCACAGAGTAGAGCAATGGGAGAACTAAGAAGTCTAATAAAACAATATGATGAAATGCTAAATACTAATTGGGATATGGCTACGGAAGAACAAAAACTTAGAATACAAAAACTTAAAGCTGATATAAATAAGGATGATAACAAGGATAAACCAATACAAATACTAATCAAGCGGAAGGGTGAGGATTAATGTCTATAATAAAAGAAGTTAATCCACACTTTGAAGAATTTATATTTGATTGGAGCTATAAGTTTTATTTCTTAGTAGGTGGCTATGGTTCATCTAAGAGTTATCATGTAGCTTTAAAATTAATACTTAAACTATTAGAAGAGAAAAGGACAGCTTTAGTAGTAAGAGAAGTATATGATACTATTAGAGATTCATGCTTTTCTTTGTTTGAAGAGATAATTACAGAGATGGAACTCGATAATGGGATTAAATGTATTACTTCTCCTATGCAGATAAGGTTTCCTAATGGCAGTAAGATTATATTTAAAGGTATGGATAAACCAGCTAAGTTAAAGTCTATTAATAATGTGTCTATAGTATGGATAGAAGAATGTTCAGAGGTAAAATATGCTGGATTTAAAGAACTATTAGGAAGATTAAGACATCCAACACTAAAACTACACATGATACTTTCTACTAACCCAGTATCAAAGAATAATTGGTGTTATAAACATTTTTTCATGGATACTAAAAAGAAGATTTTTATCTTAAATGATAAGGAACTCTACAAAAATAGAATAATTATAAAAAATAATACTTATTATCATCACTCTTTAGCTGATGATAATTTATTTTTGCCTAAAACTTATATAGAGCAACTAGATGAATTAAAAACATATGACATTGATTTATATAGAATAGCTAGAAGAGGTAGATTTGGAGTTAATGGTAGAAAAGTATTACCACAGTTTGAAAAGAAACCTCATTATGAAGTACTTCAAGCAATTCAAAATATTAAAAATCCTATTTATAGGGTTGGTATGGACTTTGGATTTGAAACTTCATATAACGCTATAGTTAGATTAGCAATAGATGATGAGAATAAGATTTTATATATTTACTGGCAGTATTACAAGAACCAAATGACAGATGATAAAACAGCAATAGAAATAGCAGAATTTAAGAAAACACAGGAACTAATTAGATCAGATAGTGCAGAGCCTAAGACCATTAAATATTATAAACAAGAAGGATTTAATATGAGAGGTGCTAAAAAGTTCCAAGGCAGTAGACTCCAAAACACTAAAAAGGTTAAGAGATTTAAAAAGATAATTTGTTCAGAAGATTGTCCAGATGTTATAGATGAACTAGAAGATTTAACTTATGCAGTAGATAAAAATGGTGAAATTATAGAAGATGAATTTAGTATAGATCCTCATACATTTAGTGCAATATGGTATGCATTAGATGGATATGAAGTTGCTGATATTAAAGAGAAAAATATGATAATTCAGTATATGAAAAAGGAAAAGGAGTTGTTGCAAGAAATACAACTACTGATCCATACGGAAGGAAAGGAGGTACAGTATTTTAGTGGAAAAACAAGCAAGAACTATAAAAGATACATTATTAAAGTTACCGGATAATGAAATAGCTGAAAGAAAACGTGTATTTACTGATTACTATTATTACAAAGGAAAATCTATAGACTTAGAAAAAGCAAAACAAAATCCAGCACTATATGGTCAGAATTGGCCAGTAGATGATAATGTTGATTATAGCCCCACACAAGATATAAGAAATAAAGTTAAGCCACTTCTTAAGAAACAAGCTAGATGGATGTTTGGTAAGAAGCCAACATTGATATTTAAGGCAGATGATTTAAAGGATAAAGAGCAGTGTGAAGAACTAAGAAAATTTATAGAAGATGTATTTGAAAATAATAATTTCTGGAACAATACTAGGAAAGCATTCTTAGAAGCTACTATAAAGAAAAGGGTACTACTTAGAGCAGAAGCTAATCCAGGAGATCCTGTTACAATCAAATATGAAAGTATAGAAAATTTCTTTTATAAAGAAAAGAATGGAAAGTTGTTAAAAGCTATTTTCTTTGAAGAAGATGAAATGAATGTTTATAAGGAAGAAGATAAGGATAAGATTTATTATTTGCATACTTATTATTACAATGCAGCTGAAAATACTAAGGCACTTCAAGCCTGGTATAGAAAAGAAACGTATAAAAACACTGAACTACAAAAGGAATTAACTATAGATCAAGACACAGGATTCTCTATTATTCCATGTTGGCTTATAAGAAATGGTGGAGAACTTAATAATACTTTTGGTGAAAGTGACATTACAGACTTAAGAGATGCACAAAATCAATATAATAAAAGAAATAGTGACTTTGCGGATGCTTTAAGATTCCAGATGTTTGGTTCTGAAAGTATAATTGATGGTAATGAAGATGATGTAAATAGATTAACTATAGCTCCTAATGCAGTACATGCAATAAAAACTAGAGATGAAGCGTTAGCAGAAGGGAAGCAAGCTACTATCCAGAGACAAGAATACAATATAGGCAGTAGTTCAGCACTGGATTCTTATCTAGATAGAGCAGATAGTGATATGAAAGAAACGTTAGATATGCCTAAGATAAGTGATTTAAATAATATACCTAGTGCCAAAGCTATGGTATATCTTTATAATGACTTAATTGCTAGATGTGAAGAGAAATTTAATGACTGGGAAAAGCCTTTATTATCTTTAATGAATTTCATTATTCAAGTAGGGTCAGTGTGCTATCCAGGGATATTCAATAAAGCTTGGGTACAAATGAAATATACTAAGATTATAAAACAAAACTATCCTATTCCTAATGATGAAGATGAAAAGAAAACTTTAGCTATGAAAGAAGTAGAAGCAGATGTTAGAAGTAGGAAATCTTATATTAAAGAATACAGTGATGAAGAAGATGTTGAAAAAGCTTTTGAAGAAATATTAGATGAAAAAGCAATGATGATTAATGCAGAATCAGATCAATACAATAAGGCTTTAGATAATGAATTAGACAATTTAGATGATAAGTCTAATAATAAAGGAATTGTTGGTGATGAATAATGAATTTATACCAACAGAGGATATTAGATGCCAGAAAAGAATTTTTAAAGCTTAATAAGAAGCAGGAAAGAGAATTATTAAGAATATATCAAGAATTAGCTAAAGAATTATCAAGTGAAATTTCTTCATGTAAAACTAGTTCAAGCAAACAACATTTAAGTGGAATGGAAGAAATAGTACAGGCTTACATAAATGAATTAAATAACAAATTAAATAATGTTATTAAAAGTAACATTAAATCTAGTTCACAAATAGCTAGCACAACAAGTTTAGCTTATTATGATAGTATAACTGATGATGTTAAATTAAGATCTATGTTTAATAAATCAGTTATAAATACGTCAGCTAGTACAGTAAAAAAACTTATACGAGGAAAGTATTATGAAGATGGTAAAACATTAGATAAAAGAATTTGGAATGTAACTAAAAGTAATGCTAAGGATATAGATACTTTAATAAAAGTTAATGTAGCTAAAGGTGCTAATGCTAGAAAATTAGCTCAGCAATTAGAAAGATATATAAATCCAGCTAAAAGAATAGAAGCTAAAACTTTAGAAGTTGGTATGAATAAAAGTATATCTTATCAAGCTCAAAGATTAGCTAGAACATCAATTACTCATTCATTTGCTGAAACAACAATAGAAAATGCTAAGAATAATCCATTTAATAAAGGGATTAAGTGGAATTTAAGTGCTAGTCATAGTTTTAGGATGCATGGTAAAACAGATATTTGTGATGATTATGATGGAAGGGTATTTAAGCCTAATGAAGTTCCATTACAACATCCTAATTGCTTATGTTACTTTACTGAGGAAAATGAAGATATAAATAAGGCTATTAAAGAGCTTAAAGCATGGAATAAAGGAAAATCTAATTCTAAGTTAGATAAATGGTATGAAGATAATAAGAAATTAAATATAATAGAATATCCTAAGGAAAAGTCTAAAGAAATACAATGGAAAGATTTTAAAGGAAACTATACTGAATTTAAGAATAAAAGAGAGATAAAGAAACATCTAATAGATAATTATAAAATAAAGTTTTCGGACAGTACTAAATATCCTATAAATAAAGATATATTACAAGATTCAGTTAATTGGCTAGATAAGTTTCATAGTTATTTTGAAGGATTTAAGGAGATAGATCCAGTTGAATTACCAATAATAAAAATCAAAGCAAGGATGAATGCAGTAGGCTATTACCAATATTACATCAACAAACCTCAAGCAGTAGAACTAGCTTTAAATGGTGCATATTTTACTGATAAAGGGTATAATAATAGTTATATAGAACAATGTATTAAAAGTAAGTGGACAGTAGCTAATGCTAAGCCACATAAAACATTTGTACATGAGTACGGTCATCATATTGCTGATTCTATGAAATGGCTTGATAAGGACAGCGGTATATCTAGCAATAATTGGTGCAAAGAATTTATAGAAAATACTATTTCAGATTATAATAAAAAATATAATGAAGATATTAGTTTTAAAAATATAGCTGAACTTGTAAGCAGATATGGGGGAACTAAGCCAGAAGAAGCTTTTGCAGAAACATTTGCAGAATATTTTGGTGGAGAAAATCCAAGAAAATTTGCTAAAGTATTTGGAGAAAAAGTAGAAAAGAAATTAAAAGAATATATAAAAATGAAAGGGTGATAAAGATGGATCAACCTGAGCCAAGATTTTTAAAAGAAGGTTATGGGTATTATACAGATGATGGTTTACAAATTAAAGAGAATGCACCTAAATGGGCAAAAGATGAATATAAAGAATTTATGTCAGAACCATATAAAATAGAAAAATAAAAGCACTTACTAAGTAAAAATAGTAGGTGCTTTTATTATGCCTAAGATTAAGGAGGAAAAGAAAGAATGGCACATATAAAAGATATTATAGGAGAAGAAGCATTCAATACTCTCTCAGAAGATAAAAGAAAAGAATTAGATAAAAAAGATTTTGAAGATGTTTCAAGTGGTTCATTCATTTCAAAAACTAGATTTGATCAGGTAAATGAACAGGCAAAGGAATATAAAAAACAAGTTGGTGAAAGAGATAAACAAATAAATAATTTAAAAGAAGAATATAAAGATGTTGATGGATTGAAAGAAAAAGTTGAGCAATTAGAATTAGATAATAAAACACAAAAAGAAACTTATGAGAAACAATTATCAGATATAGCTTTTAATAATGCCTTAGAAAAAGGTTTAGGGGCTTTTAGTATTAAGGATAAAAAGTTAATTATGACACTTATAGACAAAGATAAGCTTAAGGTAGATGGAGATAATGTCATAGGTCTTAAAGAACAAATAGAGCCACTTAAAACAAGTCATGAATATTTATTTGATAAAGAAATAAAAGGCACAGGATCATTTGTTACTGGTGGTAATAATGATACACAGCCAAATAAAACTAACTTTGCTTCAGAATTAGGAAAGCAAAGAGCAGAAAATATGAAAGCAAAAAGTTTAACAGACTTTGCTAAATAAAAATAAAGGAGGAATGTATTTTGAGACAATCAAGCTATACAATAGGTGCTAAACAAAATAAATTAAGATTAATAGCTGGAGATCATTTTATTTCATTGCCTATCAAAATAAGAAAAGGTGATGTAAAACCACTTTTAGATGAAAATGAGGTGCTTTTAGCAGGTACTTTAATTACTAAAGATGGTAAGAAAGTAACTTCAACTTTAAGTGAAACAGATGCATTTGGTGTTGTATATCAAGATACATCTTTTAAAGGTTCAATGTCACCAACAGCAGATAGAGATGATGCAACAGAAGTAGTGCCAGTATTTGTCCATGGTGCTTTATATGAAGATGCAGTTGAGTTTAATTCAGATGAAGCTATTAAAAAAGTTGAAATGGCAGCATTAAAACAAATAATTTTTGGAGAATAAGGAGGAAATATATATGCCAAATTTAAGAGATTATATTAATTCAAAAAACATAGCTCTTTATATTAAAGAGTTACCAGCAGAACAAACAATAGATAAGGCTCTATTCCCAGATAAAAAAGTTAGTGGAACAAAGTTAGAAATGGCTAAAGGTGCTAAGAAAAAGCCAATAGCTTTAAGGATGAGCACTTTTGATGCAAATACAAAAATGAGAGCATTAAGTGCTGATTTAACAGTTAAATCAACAGAAATACCTTTCTTTAAGGAAGGCATGGGGATTGATGAAACAACCAGAAGAGATTTGCAAAATGCAATAGGAGCAAATAATGAAAATTTTGTAAATGCATTATTAGGACAAGTATTTGAGAATTATTCCAATTTAATAGATGGAGCAAATATAATTTCAAAGAAAATGAGATCATCAGTAATTCAAAATGGTTTATTAAACTTTACTTCAAAAGATGGCGATATTGTAGTAGAATATGGGGTCCCAGATAATCATAGGGAAGTATTAACTGGAACAGATAAGTGGACAAATCCTGATGCTGATATTATAGGAGATATAAAGGCATGGCAGAAGGCTATTACAAATGACCAATATGCAAAGCCTAAAACATTATTGTTAACTGAAAATACTTTTGATAGTACATTTTTAGTTAATAAAGCTATTACAAATCATATTAAGAACAGTAATTTAAATACTTCATTAATTTTATCACAAGCGAATTATATTCAATTTGTTAAAGAAGTACTTCAATTAACAGTTGTATTCTTAGAAGATGCTACTTATATTCCATCAGAAGGTGATGATCCAGTTCCATATTATGTGGATGGTAAAATAACACTTATGAGTGGAACAACTTTGGGCAATACTGTTTATGGTACAACTCCAGAAGAATTTGACAAGCAATCAGGTTCATCTAAATTAGATACTTATATGGTGGACACAGGTATTGCAGTAACAACAATGGTAAAAGAGGACCCAGTTACTGTAGATACAAAAGTATCAGTTATGCCTATTGTTTCATTTGACAGGGCAGATGAAGTATTCTTTGCAACAGTATATTAATTAGAGTAGTCAATATGACTGCTCTTTAGTTTTATATAAGAAAGGGGATTTTTATTATGGCAAAGTCCAAAGAAGAAAATATAAATGCTATGGAAGATGAGAAAGTAGAAGAAAAAACTTTAAAAGCTAAGGCTAAGCAATATATAAAATATGGAGGTAAACATATTAAAATTGATGAAGAATTTGAAGTTAAGGAATGTGATTTAGGGGAGCTAAGAAAATATGCTGAAATAGAAGAAGGTGAATAAGAATGGAACTTACACCTTTAGAAATATTAAAAATAAATCTTAATGAAAGTCAGTATCCAGTATTTAGCGATGAAGAGCTTAATAATTTATTAGCAGTTAATGACAATAATGTTCTTAAAGCTAGTTGGCGTGGTTGTTTAATGAAAGCTAATACTGATAAGAAAATAAAAGTAGGACCTATAGAAGTGGAAAATGCTGATCCAGATTATTGGAACAATTTGGCCGCTATGTATCAGGCTGATTATTTACAAGAACAGGCTAATTTAAATCCAAGTAAAGCTACAGGATACAAAACATCCATGAGAAGGGCAGATGGATGTTAAATGTCTACTTTAAAAGCTAAAAAGATTATAGATACAATTGATAAAGGAATAGCATTAAATCCTACTGAAATTAAAATTAATCAAACTAAAAAAATATTGTTGATGGTGCATTTGAGGAAATTGAAATTAAAAAATCCTTAAATGTACTTATTTATTTAGACAATAGTTCTACTCAAATTAATATAGATAGTAAAACTATTGGCACTTCATATGGTAGCAATAAATACAAAATGATAGCTGATAAAGATGCAAATATAGAAATTAATCCTAAAGAAGCTATTGAGTTTAAATGTTTAGAAGGCCATATGAAAATTACTGCAACTTATCCTATACAAATAGAAAATACTATATGTGGGTACATGTGTGATCTCGAGAGGGTAGATTAATATGAATTTTAGAGCTATTGAATATATCGCAAGAAAAAAAGTAGGTATGAATATATTGTGTAATGCAATGGCTAGGAAATTAGAAAGTCAAGCCAAAAATGATGCTAAATGGACAGATAGAACTTCTAATGCTAGACAAGGTTTAAAAGGTGGATGTGAAGGTGGAGGAAATAACTATTCTATATATTTGGCTCATGGTGTTGAATATGGAGAGATATTAGAAGAAGGAAGTAAACCTCACGTTATAGCTCCCAAGAATGGAAAGGCCTTATATTGGAAAGGTGCAGCACATCCAGTTAAAAAAGTAAATCATCCTGGTACGAAAGGATTTAAGACAATAGAAAACACTTTAGAAGGTAATAGAGAAGTTATTAAGTCAGCAGTGCTTAGATATTGGAGTGATGATTAGAATTGAGAGCAGGAATAAGACAAAAGTTAATAGATAGTATTCCAGAACTTAAAGATTGTTATGAGCCTACAGTTCCATCTAAAGATACAGTAAAGCCTTATGCAGTAATTCTGCAAGGTAGTGATGATGAACAGAATAATCCAACTTCATTTAAAAGGACTATTGAGATATGGTTATACGAAAAAAGAACTACATTCCAAAAGTTAGATGCTTTATCTGAGAAGGTAATTAAATCTTTAGATTTACAAACTATAGAAGATGTTAATGCAGATGAAACTTTTACTTGTATTTTTAATGGAGCAATAGGCCAAGACATTATTGACGAGGAATGGAATGCTATAGCTAGAGGATTAAGATTTGAAGTTATTTCTCTGCATGAAGAAGATGAAGTTAATAAAGATGAATGGTTAGATGCTTTAGAAGAATACACTAAACAAATAATCAATTATCCAATTTATTTGAACAATTGGAAAAAGGATTTTGAGGTGCCTTCTATACTTTGGAGAGTGGCTAATACAAGTAAGGAACGTATTAATGGAGCCCTAATTAAAGAGAATAAAACACTTATATGCCATGTAGTTGATAGGAATAGAGGTAATATAGAAAAGTTATTAGATACTATAGAAGATAAACTCATAACAGATTTAAAGATACCTTTAGACTTAAAAGATAGAAGGTATTTAACTATAGAAAGCATACAGGAAGATAGAGATGCAGATATGTTAGGAGTAGGACAATTAACTGTAGATTTTAGCAGAAAGAAAATGATAAAAGATGATACTCCTACTATAAATAAAATTTATGGTAAAGGAAGTTTAAAATAGGAGGATTAGTATGCAGGAAGAAACAAATTTCATCCAGGAGGAATTATATCCAGTACAAGATTTAATAGAAAATTGTGAAGCACTAACAGGCTACAGAAAAGAGGTAGCAGTTGGTGCTTTATTTGATTGTGGTAAAGAAGAAATGACTAAAAAAGAATTTGAAGGAAGAATTAAAAAGTTCTTAGGAAAGAAGGTGGAATAATGGCCACAGGAGTATGGAATGAAAATAATAGACCTACTATACCGGGTTTTTACAACCGATTTAAAGCATTAGCAGAAAAAAGAATAGGAACTGGAATACATGGCATTTTGGCCATGCCAGTTAAAGCTAATTGGGGACCTGTAGAAAAAGTAGTAAGTATAAAAGATGAAAAAGACTTAATAAATAAGTTTGGTAAGGACAATACAGCGTATAGATTAGGCAGATTATCGCTATTAGGACAACCTAAAGAGTTGTTACTATATAGGCTTACAGATGGTGCAGAAAAGATATCAAGCGTAATGCTTAAGGATACAGAAGATACAGATATTCTAAAAATAGAAACCTTATATCCTACAACTAGAGATTTTAATATAACAATTAGAACAAATATAGTAGATGATACTAAGAAAGATTTAATTTTATATGAAGCAACTAAACAGCTATATGCATTCTCTGAACTTGGTGGAACTATAGAAGAAGTAGCTAAATCTATTAATGAAAATGTGGAAAATACATGGCTTAAGGCTACTAAATTAGATGAAGGCAATGGAAAACTCGGTAATGTTGCAAATCAAACCATTACAGGAGGTAATGATGGTACAACATCTATAACTAATGAGCATTATATTAAAGCTATGGAGATACTTGAAGGCTATAAAGCTGATGGGTTTTGTTTAGATGGTGTAACTGATGAATCATTACAAAACACTGTAAAAGCATGGGTTAAAAGAAATAAGACTAAAGGTAACAATATAATTGCTTACTTAGGAATTAAGGACACAGATACTATTCAACAAGCTAACACAAAGAGTAAAGAATTTAACTTTGAGGGGATAGTTAATGTAGGTATTAGTGGTTACTATGAAGGTGTAAAGTATACACCCACTGAAACTGCATGCTATATAGCTGGATTAGCAACAGGTAAAAGGTTAAAAGAGAGTATCTGCAATGAAAAGACTATATTTGAAGATGTAGAACCTCGTTTAAGTAAGGAAGAAGTGGAGAACTGTTTAGAAGCAGGAACTCTAATTCTAGTAAAAGAAGATGATGAGGTTATAGTTGTAGATGATGTAAATACACTAAAAAAATATAGTGAAGAACAAAATGAAACTTGGGGATATATCAGGGGTATAAAGTTCATGAATGCAGTTGATGGAGATACTGCACTAAAAAGGAAAGAGTTTATAGGTAAAGTACCTAATGAGGGGACAGGTCGATTAGCATTAATATGTGCTCTTAAACAATACTTTGAGGTTTTAGAAAAAGAAGGTGTAATAGAAGACTTTACAGTGAGATAGATGAGGAATTACAAGCTAAGGCGAAAAATGATGAAGTATTCTGGAAATGGGATGCTAAGTATGTAAATGTAATGAAACGTATCTATGGAACAGGATATTTGAGATAGGAGGGATAACTTATGGCATTAGATGCAAGTAGAACCATACACGGGTCTAAAGGGAAAATACTTATAGATGGTATATGGCAAACAAATCTTACAGAAACAACAGCTGAGGTTGAGTTAGATAAAAAAGAACTTAACTTAGTTGGAGATGATTGGACAAGATATAAACAAGGAAGTAAAAAAGGTACAGGTTCAATGAGTGGATTTAAAGTAAGTTCAGCTATGATTCAAAGAGGGTTTAAAAGATTTGAAGTTATTTCATCTTTAGAAGACCCAGAAGCTTATGGACATGAACGAATTCGATTAATGAATTGCATGGCAGATAAATTAAATCTTATAAATTTAAAAGCTAATGAATTAGTGGAGGAGGAAACTCCTTTCACATTTGAAGGTTATGAGCTCTTAGACCCAATAGTTGTAGAATAAATAAATTTTAGGAGGAATTATTAATGAGTGAAAAAATAAAAGATGAAGAAATATTAAATATGACAGAGGAAGATATAATAAACAGACTTATGGAGCCTGATGAAGTTCCAGAAGCTACTTATTTTATAGAACGGTTAGGTGTTCCAGTAACTTTAAAAGGTTTAAGTGAAAAAGAAATAAATAAAATAAAAAGACAATGTACTTATACTAGAAAAGAAAGAGGAAAAAGAATAAAAGAATTAGACGATGAGGAATTTAATGCAGCACTTATAGAAGCGGCAACAGTAAGCCCAAATTGGAATAATTCTAAATTATTAGATGCATTAAAAGCAAGTGATGGTAAACAGGTTATAAGAAAGAAATTCCTAGCAGGAGAAACTTCTGCAATGGGAGATAAGGTTTTAGAATTAAGCGGATTTGATAATGAATTAGAAGAAATTGAAGATATAAAAAACTAATAAGTCGTGGTGGAAAAATAACAGCTTTATACAATATGTATTCAAAGCATAATATTTGTCCTCACGACTTTTATAATGTTCAAATTAATGATATGGCGAGAAGATTAATTCTCGCCTTTACTGATTATGAGATAGAAGAGGAAAAGAAAATAGCTGAACAAGCCCGAAAGGGGGCTAGATAATTGGCTAAAAAAGAAATTTATAGATTAGATATAAAAATTGGGGTTGAAGGAGATAGTGAAGCCAAAAAGAAGCTAACAGCAACTGAGAGATTCGTAAAACAAACAGAAAAAAGGACTAAAGCTTTAGATAAAATAAAAGCTAGTCCTTCTGTTAGATTAAAAGATAAGTTAAGTAAACCCCTTGAGAAGATGGAAGGGAAGTTATCTAAATTTTCAAAGGCAGCATGTTCTAAATTAGCAGCTATAGCAACTGCTGGAGCAGTAATGATAGGTGGACTAGGAATAGCTGCTGCAGTAAGAGACTTTAGTAATTTTGAACAGGGGCTTGCTAATGTTAAAGCTATAAGTGGAGCTACTGCACAAGAAATGCAAGTGCTGGGGAAAGAAGCTAGAAGATTAGGAGCGGAAACTGCTTGGTCGGCTAAAGATGTAACAGATGCAGAAATGTTACTAAGCCAAGCAGGCTTTAAAGTACAGGAAACCATAGCAGCATTACCAGGATTGCTAGACATGGCTTCTGCCGGGGATATACAATTAGCAGAAGCAACAGATATAGCAGCAGGAACAATAAGAGCGTTTGGAATGGAAGCTAAACAAAGTGCACATGTTGCAGACGTATTAGCACTTACTGCATCCAGGACCAACTCAGATATATCCGGAATTGGAGAGTCCATGAAATATGTAGCACCGGTTAGTAAATCTTTAGGGATTAGTTTTGAAGAAACATCTGCTGCAATAGGTATGCTCGCAGATGCAAATATAAAAGGAAGTCAGGCCGGGACTGTTTTAAGGGCTTCATTTGCTAGGTTAGCAAATCCATCTGAAAAAGCAGCAGAAGCCATTGAAAAATTGGGATTCAAAGCATTCGATAGTAATGGCAAAATGTTGCCTTTAAGTCAAGTCATAGGAAATCTGAAAACATCAATGAATGGCTTAACTAAACAACAGAAAGCTCAAGCTATATCTACGATTTTTGGTACTGAGGCTATGAGTGGAATGATGGCGTTGGTTGAGCAGGGACCCCAAAAGTTACAGTCTTTGACTAAGGAATTAGAAGGTTCAGATGGTGCAGCAAGAAAGATGGCAGAAACTCGTTTAGATAGTTTACAAGGTCAATTTACCATACTTAAAAGTGCAGTTGAGGGCATGAACATAGAACTAGGCGAGAAGTTAGCACCTTATGCAAAAGAGTTTGTAAGTTGGTTTACAGCTAAAATCCCAGATATAACACAAGGGATAGTTAAAGTTGTAGACACTATATCAAATTTAGCTAAAAAGTTTAATAGCCTTGGTACAGGTACTAAAAAAATGTTTGCAGCAGTAGCAATAGGAACTGTAGCATTTAATCCTTTAACTAAATATATAAAAGGGACTACAAAAGCATTAACTTTTTTAATTGGGCTTAGCCCAAAATTATCTGCTTTCTTTGGTATTACTAAAAAAGCTGCAGTTGCAGCAGAAGCTACAGAAGCATTGGCGACAGGAACAGGATTAGCAGCCAAAGGAGTTGGTGGTCTAGGATTAGCAGCTAAAGGAGGAGCATTACTCTTAAACCCTTGGACATGGGCAATAGGTGGAGCAACATATGCAGGAATTAAATTATATAGACATTTTAAAAAGGATTCAATTCCTGCAGTTAAAGAGTTCGGAGAAGAAGTATCCAAATCCACTGCTGAAGCAATGAATTCATATATGAAATTAGATAAGCATGTGGGACAAAGTCTTATGGATATTAAAATAAATAATAAAAAAATAACTAAAGAAATCTCTCAAAGTGTTATAAGTGATTTTAATCAAATGTCAGACCAACTAAAAGGTGCTATTGATAAGAGATATAATGAAAGCTACCAAACTATGCAAACTTTTATGAGTAAAAAAAGTGGGCTTAAAGCAGAGGAAAATCAACAAATATTACAAAAAATAAGGGAAAAACAAGAAGCAGAAAAAAATATAGTTCAACAAGGCCAGCAAAGAATAGACGAAATAGTGAATCAGGCATCTCAAAATCATAAAAAGCTTACAACACAAGACTTAAATGAAATTAACACAATTAGGAACAATATGACTCAAACAGCAGTGCAAAATATATCAAAGTCAGCGGAAGAACAAAGGGTCATTTTGGAAAAGCTAAACTTTGATAGTGGAAATTTAACAGCACAACAAGCGGCAAAAGTTGTAGAAAATAGTGCTAAAGCTAGAGATGGTTCAATACAAGCTGCAGAAGAACAGTATAATAGAATTGTAGCGGAAATTATACATCAAAGAGATGATTTAGGAATAATAACTTCTGATCAAGCGAATCAAATGTTAGATGCAGCTAGTAGACAAAAAGAAGACGCTGTTACAAAAGCACAAGAAATGCATACAGAGGTAGTATCACATGCCCAACAACAGGCAGGAGAACATGTTACTGAAGTAGATTGGGAAACTGGGAGAGTACGGGATAATTTTGATGCAATGATTGCTAAAATACATGAATTTAATGCTTTAACTATAAAAGAAAAAGTAATAAAAATAACAACTTGGGTAAATGATTTCTTTAAAGGCGACGATAAAAATGGTATGGATACTTATAATGGACCAGGTTCTATAGCAGGGGCTGGGAAAGCTCTTGCAACAGGAACAAATAATGCTACATCTGGATTTCATGAAGTTGCAGAAAGAGGTTTTGAGATATTAGTTGGTAGGCAAACAAGATTATTTAAAGGTGGAGAAAGAGTACTAAATAATAGGGAGTCTAAAAAATTTTTACAATCTGGATTAAATGAAGAAAATAATCAAATAACAGAAGAAAAACCAAAACCATATTTTGCAGTGGCACAGCCTCAGTTAGCCGGAGTTGGTGGATCAAATGTAAACATAGATGTAGATGTAGAGAATAATTTTGATAATGATGCTGACATAGATGGGATGGTACAAGAAGCAATGAAAGAATTTGGATATAAATTAAAAGAAGCACTTAAGAATATAAAGAAGTGATATGCATACCCCCTCTAAATATGTTATAATATGACAGAAAAGGAGGGGTTATTTTGAAGAGAAGATTAACTAAAATTTCAATTTTGTTGCTATTTATATTTATGTTTTTATTAATAGGTTGTGGAAATGAAACATCTAAAGATAATAAAGAGACTACTAAGGAAACAAAAGTCGAGAATAAAAAAGAAGAAAATAATAAAAAAACAACAGAAATAACTAAAGGGGAATTATATGATAAAATAAATTCTATAGAAAAGGTTAAAGCAATATCTACTATAGAGGATACAGAAGTAGGATTTATAAATTTAAATATAAGTATAAATGTTGCTAAAGGAACAGCAATGGAAGAATTAGAGTCTTATACTAAGAAAGCTGCAAATATACAAACTAATTTAGAAGATTATTTTATTCAGAAAAAATTCGTAAGAATTGCTTATGTTATGTATGTAGATAATGAAATGAAGAGTGTTGTTGTAACATATAAAAAAGAAGATGGGAAATATATATTAGAAAATACTAATATTATGGATGAAAAGTATAAAAAGGCTGCAGATGCATTAAAATAAAAAAATAGTATAGCTAAAGAGATGCTTAAATTGTTTAAGTGTCTCTTTTTTATTTGAGGTGATTTTCATTGGATGTATATTTAAGAAATGAAAAAGAAAAAACAACATTCCAATTTCCTGTTAATCCACTAGATAATATAGTAGTGAATCGTAGCAAGAAATACGATACTGCGGATATAGTAGATTATGGAGAAGTGGATCTAAGTGATAAGGGTAAAAAAATAAAAGAGTTAAGTTTTCTAACGTTACTACCTAAAGAATATGATACTTATTGTAGATATAGAAACATTCCTAAACCTGAAAAAGCTATAGCTAAATTAGAGAAGTGGATGGAGCAGGAAGAGCCTCTTAGATTAATAATTACAGATTTTAATTTTAATAATTTAGTAAATATTAGCTCTATAAGTGAAGAAGAAAGAGGAGGAGAAACAGGAGATAAGTATATTACCATTAGCTTTAGAACTTATAGGGAATTAAAGATACAAACATTAGCTCCACCTAAAACAACATCCACAGTAAAAAGGGTAGCTTTAACAAATAATAGGCCAACGACAAAATCTAATTCTAGAATATATGTAGTTAAACAAGGAGACTCTCTCTGGAAGATAGCTAAGTGGTGGTTTGGGGATAGTTCTAAATGGAATGTTATATATCAGAAGAATAGAAATATTATAGGTCCTAATCCTAATATAATCAGAGCTGGTCAAAAGTTGGTGATGTAATGTGGCTAGTATAATACTTAGAAATAAATATAAGATAGATAACCTAATCGAAGGAATACAGCTAAGTGAATCTATAGATGGTATAGCATATACTGCAAATATTAATTTAGTAGAAACAGAGGAACTTAAGAGACTAGGAATAGCAAAAGGACATTCTATAGAAATATATGATATTGATTTTGAAACTAAGAAAAACAAGCAAGTGTTTAAAGGTGTCATATGGGATATAGATAAATCTAGAAAATCCAAAAAAATAACACTTACCTGTAAAGAAAGAACAATATATATAGAAGAGTCCGAAGACGAGTATTTATTTGGAGAAGGTACTGCTACACAAAGAATTATAAAATATTGCAGAGACTGGGGAATTCCTACCGCAAGCTTAGTTAATACTAGGGCTAAACTTGCTAAGGCAGTATATAGAAGTGATACTATTTTAGGAATGATGATAAAGGATCTGAAAGAAACTGCTCAAAAGGGTGGAAATCTTTATAAACTTAGAATGTTAGATAAGTTAAATATAATACAGTTAGGTAGTAATAAGACAGTATGGCGATTAGAAACTATAGCAGAGGATATAAATTTTAAAAGTAGTCTAGAAGGAATGATTACACAAGTTAAGATATTAGGTAAGCAGGAGGAAAATAAGAAAACTCCTGTTACTGGTGTATATAAAAAAGATACGAGTAAGTATGGAACAATACAAAAATTAGTGCAAGATGAAAAAATAAAAAGCAGTGCTGAAGGAAGAAAAAGAGCAGATGCTTTATTTAATACTGGAGAAGAAACAGCACATATATCTGGTATAGATATAAACAGTATTAGAGCAGGAGATAAGGTAAGTGTTAATGGACAGATATTATATGTTATAGATGTTACCCACAATCTAGGTAGTACTGGAAGAATGGATTTAACTTTATCTAATTTGAATTATATAAGGAGGAAATTCTATAGTGGAGACAATATTTAATGAAATAGCAAGAGAGATAAAAGGTAATACAAATAGAGCAGTTAATGAAGCAATTTCTTATATAGGATTAGATTTAGCAACTATAACTTCTAGTGGGCTTAAATTAGATAATTTTAAATATGAAATACAAGATTACATGATGTTGGATTATTTAAAAATGAAGAATGAATATAATACAGAAACAGCAGGAGAACATTCACATAGTCATAATTTTAAAACACCTAAAGAATTAAAACCATTAGGTCCAGGAGATAGAGTATTAGTTGCATTATTAAAAGATGAATTTGTTGTAGTTGGGAGGGTTGTAAATGCCTAATTTATTCCCAGACAACTTAGAAGAAAATAATATAGAAGAATTAGAAGAAACTATTATAGATTTTAAAGGTTCTTATTTATTTGACTTTAAAACAGGAGAGTTTGTTACTAATCCAGATGGAACTATAGCTAAGGCTAATGATTTAGAAGCTTATGTACAATGGTGTTATAAAGCTATGGCCACACCAAGATACAAATTAGCTTATTCAGATTTATATGGTCAGGAGTTTAAAAATATTATTGGTCAAGATATTTCTAAAGATGCAATGGAACTAGAGATAAAGAGAATGACAGAAGAAACTCTTATGGTACATCCAAGGACTAAAGACGTTGATAATTTTATTTTTAAATGGTCTGAAAACAAAGAAGAAGTTTACTATGAGTTTGAAATTATAACTATAGATGAAGAAAAGTTTATGCTGCATAGTGAATTGAAAGTGTGGTGATATGATTGGAAAGGGATTTACTTATTCCAGAGTTTTTACAGGAAGATGCTGATACCATACATGAAAGAATGTTAGAAAAAGCACCGCCTAATGTATCTACCATTGAGGGAGATTTCTATTGGGATAATACAAGACCTACCGCAGAGGAAAAAGCAAGTTTAATGCAAGTTCAATTACAGAATATGTTAAGGTTAGCATTCCCACAAACTAGTTACGGTGTGTGGCTTGAATACTTAGGAGAATGTAAAGGGGTATTTAAAAACCTTCCTACTAAATCTATAGGAGTTATAAAAGTTATAGGAAGAAAAGGTACTAATATATACAAAGATAAATTAATAGGAACTGTAGCAACAGATGATTCTGAATCTGTTGTTTTTAAGTTTACAGAGAATAAAGTTATTGATGAAACAGGAGTGGCTTATGTTAAAGCTGAATGTACTAAGGCAGGTACTATAGGAAATGTACTAAAAAACACTATAACCGTACTTATGGATCGTATTAATGGTATAGAAAGTATTACAAATGAAGAGGAGTTTACAGGTGGAACTGACTTAGAAGATGAAGAACATTATAGGGAACGAGTTTTAGAAGAATATAAAAATGAAGCTACAAGTGGTAATAATGAACATTATAAAAAATGGGCTAAGGAAGTAGATGGTGTTGGTTATGCATATGTAATAGATGAATGGAATGGTCCGGGGACAGTTAAAGTATTAATATTAGATAAAAATAATAAGCCTGCTACCAGAGAACTTATAGATAAAGTGCAAAATTATATATATGAAATAGTCCCAAGAGAAGAAAATAGAGGTGGAAAAGCTCCTATAGGTGCTATTGCAACAATAGATACTCCAATTACTTTAGTTATTGATATAAAAGCCAATTTTAAATTTAAAGAAGATTTTAATTCTGAGATAGTGTTAAACAGTTTAAAAGAAAATTTAAGCAAGTATTTATCTGGAATATCTATAGGAGGAACTATACTTTATACTGCAATTCACACTATAGTTGGATCTATGATTCTTACGGGGGAAGGAATAGAAGATTTTAAAAACTTAACTGTAAATGGGATTACTGAGAATATTAAACTTATAGATCAAGTAGCTGTAATAGGTGAGGTGACTAACATACAATGATAAAGTCCAAAAAAGGAAAAGAAATGATAACATATGTTTCACCTATTTATGAACAAAGTAAAGTGATACAATCTATTTTTGAGGCTATAGGCTATGAATGGGATACTGCTGGGTTACTTGCAAATGATATATTAAAACAATTTTTCCCACAGACTGCGACATGGGGATTAATTTATTGGGAAGAAGCAGTAAATGTAGTAAATAATCCAACTGAAGAAATAGAGCGTAGAAGAAGAAAAGTAATAGCTAAATTACAGAGTAGATATGCAATTAATCCTAAAAGAATGGCTTTGATCCTTAAGAATTATACTGGAGCAGATATTTTGATAACAGAAGACATAGCTCCTTATACATTTGAAGTTAAATTAACTGGTAGAGAGGGATTCCCTAAAAGTTTAGAAGACTTGTATAAAGAAGTTAAAAAATTAAACCTTCTCATTTGTCTGTTAAATATAAGCTAATTTCATTGACAGAAAGTAATTTATATATTGGAGCAACTTCTTTTAGTGGAGAAACTATAACTGTATATCCATGGACACCAAACAATATTGAAACAACTGGAAACATAGAAATAGCATTAGCACAGAATGCAGGATTAGAGACTATAACAACATATCCAAAGGAGGGATAAACTTGGCAGAAAAATTCTATACTTTACTTACAGAAATAGGCAAAGCTAAAATAGCTAATAGTGCTGGATTTGGAAGTAAAATTAACTTTGTAAAAATGAAAGTTGGGGATGGTGGAGGATCTTATTACAATCCAAGAGAAGATCAAGAAGATTTAATCAATACAGTATGGGAAGGTAATATAACTCATGTGGCTATAGATGAGAAAAATCCTAATTGGATAAACGTAGAGATGATGATTCCTGCAAATGTTGGCGGCTTTATGATTAGGGAATATGGGGTATTTGATGAAGATAATAATATGTTAGCTATAGCTAAATGTGCAGAAAGCTATAAACCACTTGCTGAAGATGGCAGTACAAAAGAGCTAATAATGAAAATGGTATTAACAGTTTCTAATACAGAAAATATAACTCTTAAGATAGATCCAACTATAATTTTTGCTAAAAAGTCTGAAATTGAAATACTTGAAAATAAAATAAAAAATATTAAAATCCCAGTAACTTCTGTAAATAGTAAAACTGGTGCAATAGAATTAAAAGCATCAGATATAAAAACAGAAGATGGAAAGACAATTGAGTCACAATTGGCTGATATTACGAAACAAATAGATAATATAGATTTAAGTGCAGATAAAGTTACATTAAATAGTTCTAATATAAAATCTAAAAATGTTAAAGGTGCTTTAGAGGAACTTTTTACATCTGCCAGTAATGGAAAAAACAAAATAGTTACTGCTATTACTGGCAAAGGTATAGTAGCAAATAATACTGATTCATTTGACACTTTATCAAATAAAATTAAACAAATTCCAACTTATGCTCCAGCTAATTTATTAATTGAGGTCAAACGTTCCTCTCCAATAACAATTCCTGATTATGATACAATAGGAAAAATAGCATTAGATGTTTATGGTAAGATATATTGCAAATCTACTAAAATATTATCAAAAATAGATGAAGATGGATATATATATTGGCAATATACACATGATAGAATTATAACATCCGTAACAGTCAAAAATGGTTATGTTTATATTGCAGATTGGGAAGGTAATCGTATAATTAAAATTAATTCATCATCTGGTGAGATAATATGGAATAATCGTTATTCTAGTAAATACGGTACAGAATCTATAGTAATAGATGATAATAATATTATTTATGCTGGGACTGACAATGGAAAAGTAATAAAAATAGATTCTACAGGTGAAGTTATTTGGACGTATGATAAACATAAAAGCCGTGTAGATGCAATAGCAATAGATAAAAATGGTTATATTTATAGTAGCGGTGGTAATAGGCTAATAAAATTATGTTCAAATGGTGGTGAAGAATGGATACGTGATTTCGGTAGAAGTATAGCTTCAATAGCAATAGATAATAATGGTTATGTTTATATCGGATATGTTTATAATGGTATTGCTAAAATAAATCCAGATAATGGAGAACAAATTTGGCATGTTGATCTTGGTCTTAATATAAGTGCAAATTCAATATTTGTAGATGATTATGTTTACGTTGCAAGTTCCGATGAAATGATAAGAAAGATAAGCTTAGATGGTCTTGAAATATGGAAATATTATTGTAATTATAATCTTAAATCAATAATAAAAAGATATAGCTATATATATATTGGACATGATAAAATTGTAAGAAAACTAACGGATGAAATATATGTCAAAAAATAGGAGTGGTTTAAAATGAAATTACTATGGATAGAAAAAATAACACAAATTAAAGCTAGGGTTTATTCAATACACAACTTCCCAGAAATAGTTGAAGACAAAACAGGTGGAATAGTAGTAGATGATATTTTACCCAAACCACAATTAAAGGAAAGTGAATATGCAGTACATTATATAAACCCACAAACTAAGGAACAAAGTTACGAAATATGTATAAGAGAAAAAACACAAGAAGAAATTTCACAAGAAAAGCAACAAGCGTTAAATGCAAAATTACTTAAAGATAATGCAGAGATACAAATAGAATTAAATAAACAGAAAGAATTAAACTCATCTTTACTATTAAAAATAGCAGAATCAGGAGGTAATGCAAATGCTTAGTTATATTAAAGAATATTACAATATGAAATTTTACAAAAAGGAAGATTTAGATATATTCGTAACAGCTAAATGGATAACTGTACAGGAAAAAGAAAATATAATTAAGACACAATAGTAAAAAACTGTGAAGTAAAGATTATTTATATAATGAGTAGATAAATGGTAATTTAAGGTTAAGTATTATAAATAGGAATTTGATTATATTACGTATGAGTGAATATAGAGTTTTATGAAATCAACCAATGGTTGAATCCTCGCAATTCAACCATTGGTTGATGTAAATAACCAATCTTCTTATGTATATTGGTATGTGGAGGTGAAACAAATGAATCAAATAGAAATAGGCATATTTATCGCAAAATGTCGTAAGGAAATGAATCTTACTCAGGAGCAATTGGCTGAAAAATTATCTATCACTAATAGAGCTGTTTCAAAATGGGAAACCGGAAAAAGTATTCCCGATGCATCACTGATGCTTGAATTGTGTGATGTTCTCAAAATAAATGTGAATGAGCTACTCAGTGGGAAAAAACTAAATGAAGCTGAAATAGAAGAAAAATCCGAGAAAAATACACTTTCCTTAATTGCAACAAGGCACGAATTAGCTAATATGCAAATTTTAACAGAAATTTTAATTATAGTAGGGATTATTGTTGCAATTACTCTAACTTCATTGCTGGCAGTGTCCATAGTTCAAAAGGTTATAACTATAATAATAGGTTGTTTTATTTGGGGATTTGGATTATGGTTAAAAATTAAAATAAGAAAGGCAATTGATAAAATTACATAACTCTTAAAAGCAAATTCCAATTTATAGAGTTGAAATAACATGATTTTAGCTTTAGTTATATCGTATCTTTCATTTAAAGCGACGCAAATTTAATTTTACGTCGCTTTTGATAACACTCCAGAAGTTTAGCCGCACATAGGAATAAGCAATCTTAGTAACTAAAATATATGTTAATATTATGAAGAAATGTAATAAATTTGACAAAACATATAGTTATGTGTATTATATAATTTATATAGCCTGTCCATTTAAATGAATATATACAAAAGGGGTGTTATTATGAAAATTTTTAAAAAAGTTTCTACAATGGTAATGGCTCTTACAATGTGCTTGATGATTTTTGGTGGTGATGTTGTATTTGCTAAAACTAATTGGGGAGATAAATTTGAGGATCCAGTAACAATATATCGACATGGTGGAGGTTCAGCTAATGTAATGGTACCAATAGATAATGTAAATGATAATGATTGGTATTTAATTGACAATTCTTCAGGTCCTACATTTAGCTTCGGTGTTTTCTTAACTCCACCTCCAGGTATTAATTATGATATGCAAATTGTAAGAGTGGATGAAAATGGTGCTATTACACGTAGCACCTATGTAGATGATAATGGTCCAGGTAATTTGGATGGTTTTGGTACAGGAATTGAGGCAGGTTGTAAAATATATGTAAGAGTTATGTCTCATGGCAGAAATGATTATGATCGTAACAGACCATATGAATTAAAATTTATAAAGTATAACTAAATTCAAAAAATTAGCGTAGGTAAAATAGCTTGGCAAATGCTAAGCTATTTTTTACAATAGTAAAATTATACGAAGTGTAATGGGGGGTATAGTGATAAAAACAAATAGATGTAAGATGGGAAAAGTACAAGATAGTGATTATGAAAAAATAAAAGAACTGTACACTGACGAAAAAGTAAGAAAATTTCTTGGTGGAATTGTTAGTAATGAAAAATTCAATAGTAGTTTCAATGATATGCTTACTTGTGACGATAATTCTTTCTATTGGGTTGTAAGACTCAAAGATAATAACGAAGTTATTGGATTAGCATCCCTTGATAAACATCATGATGGTTTAAGCACGGAGGTATCTTATCAATTTATGCCTCAGTATTGGGGGTATGGTTATGCAGAAGAAGTTGTTAGAAGAATTATCGACTATGCTTTTGATGAGTTAATTATAAAAAAGATTGTTGCTGAAACACAATCTGCGAATAAGGCTTCATACAAGCTTCTTAAAAAGGTTGGCATGAGTTTGGAACAAATAGTTTCAAGATTCGGAACTGAACAATACATATTTAGCATATCAAAGGATGCTGTCTAATTCGTAATTTTATGTATATTTATATCTATTAGTGTGTATTGATATGTATTTATGATTTTTGGTATGTATTGTATAATTTAATTATATATGATAACAAGGATGTGAGAATTTTATAAAATATTGTTCATTAATAAAATATTTAAATAAGATAATGGGTGATTTAATGAAAATGATGAACGTTAATAATGAAGAGGTTATAATTAGAGAAGCAAATAAGTTGGATGCTAAAGCATTAATAGAGTATCTTAATATTATTGGAGGAGAATCAGATTTTTTAACATTTGGAATAGGGCAGTTCCAGCGAAGTGTTGAACAGCAAGAAGATTTTATTGAGAATGTATTAAAAAAGAAAAATGCCTTATTTATTATAGCTGAAGTCAATGGGAAAGTAGTTGGAAATTTGAACTTTTCTGGAGGCACAAGACAAAGGACAGCTCATGTTGGTGAATTTGGAGTAAGTGTACTTAAAGGATATTGGGAAAATGGTATTGGAGAAGAACTCATAAAATATTTAATTAGTTGGAGTAAGAGTTCAGGAATAATTAGAAAAATTAATTTAAGAGTTAGGACTGATAACACACGAGGTATTAATTTATATAAGAAACTTGGTTTTTTAGAAGAAGGAATAGCCAAAAGAGATTTTTTAATTAATGACGAATTCTATGACTCTTTACTAATGGGACTACTGATTAATTAAATTTTGTTATATGTCATAAATTAACAAAAGTAAAAGCATAGATATTTATGCTTATTGGTGTGTATTAATGTGTATTTATAATTTATAGTATGTATTGTATAATTTCCCACAGGTGGATTATATATGGCAACTATAAGAA